GAGGCCGCTGAGGTGGAACGCTCGCAGGAGGCCCTAGGATAGTAGCGGGGCGCGCTCCTGCGGGGCGGGTCACTTGCGAGACCAGCCAAAACAAGGTACTTCGTGAAGCATGCAATTGCTAAAAGGGCTGGGCGACGAAGCGGCACTGGTTCGAGCGGAATACCGTCGTCGAGGCGGCGACCTCAACAAGACGGATCTGTCCCTGCTCTGCCACGCACTTACTGCAGTGGAGGATAGGCTCGAAGTGGAAAAGCCTAGGAATGACGCTAGGGTGCGGCTTCGAGCGAAGCGGCGAGCACTCGAGCTCGGGCTACGTTAGCCTCCACCTCGCGCTCGTAACGCACCGCTACGGGCGTGGGCGCGCACCGGCCAGAGGCGTAGGAATACAAGGGGTGCGCGCAGGGCGAGGCGCGTAGGATGCGCAGGGCTAGGCGGATATAGGCGTGGGGCGGGGCGTGCAGGGGGAGAAGGGCGCAGGGGGTTTGTAGGGGGCCTTGACACTTTGATAGTAACTGGGTACCCAATACGGTATGCCTAAACGCAAGCCTGCGCCCGACCGTCACTCCCCATCCAAACGTCAAACACACGTGTGGCTCACGCAGGACGAGCGAGAGGACTGGAAGCGTGCGGCGAAGATGACCGGCTTCTCGACGCTTTCAGAGTGGATTCGCGTTCACATGAGGGAGGTGGTGCGAGAAATCGACACGGCGAACACGGAGGATACTTGACGGTGGGTACCCACGTGAGTATCGTGTGAATCAAGAGGTGGATGCGATGCAAACGAAGCTCGACGACAGCAAGCTGGAAGCGCTCATCGAAGAGATCATGGATCTGACGTGCGAGTACGCGCTCGCCGATATCGTGGACGCCATCGCGTTCCACGCGCGCGCGACGAGCGAGAGCGCGGATACCGAGGTGCAACGGGCCGCGTGGCTCAAGGCTGCCGATGCACTTGAGGGGACAATTGCGCCCGTGATGGCCGCTGAGGAGGTGTCGCCGTGATCGCGCCGAAGCTCACGGAGGCGCAGCGTCGGGTGCTTCGGCACCTTGCTGGGAAAGCGTCCAATGATTGGACGGGATTCATCGGCCGCGAAGTTTTGTCGGTGCGCGCTCTTGAATGGCGCGGACTGGTCCAAACGCGCACATTCACTCAATCCAACACGACATGGTGCGCCATCACCGACGCCGGCCGCGCCGCGCTGCGAGGTGAGTCGTGAAATACATCCTGCTCCTCGTCCTCGCAGGCTGCTCCTCCGCGTCCGTGCCCACGCAGGCCACGGACCAGACCGCCGTCATCTCCTGCGAGACAACGGGCCACAACCTCTGCGCGCACTGCTGCGAGGTGCAACCGTACGTGGACGTGGTGAACGGCCAACTCGTCACTCGCCCCATCACCACGTGCTCGTCCTCGGACTTGCCAGCGTCGTGGTCGGTCGCGTGGTGCATGCAAGACTGCTCGGCGGAGGTGGACAGCGCATGCCTCCCATGAGTCACGCTTTCTTCATCCAGCGCGCGGACGATCGCAGTCGCGCCCACTTCGACTTGCCACCGCGCGCGGCGAGCATCGAGATCCTGTACAAGCGCGATGACGTGCTGATCGCCGACGTCGGCGGCTGTTACGAGGTGTGGCGCGTGTCGAAGCTCCGCACCGACGAGACCGCCGACCGCGCGGGCGCAACGTGGAAGGGCGAGAAGATGTGCGGCAAGCACCTGCTCGTGCTCGACGCGTGGAAGGATGCGCTTCGTGACGCCTGACATGCTTGCCGACTCGGCACATCTGTACTTTCTGGAAGCGATCGCCACACGATCGCTACGCGAGCGCACGCGCCTGCTGCGTATCTCGCGTCTACTGGCAGAGCGGGCGATTCGAGGTGGACAGTGCCGAATTACGTAGAGAACGACTTGGTTGTCAGCGGACCCGTTGGCGATCTGAAAAGCTTCGTCGACTTCGCGCGCGAGGGGGACGACCTGCTTTCCGCGAACAAGTTCATCCCGTACCCGCTGGAGTTCAGAAAGCAGGACGAGGTCGCTAAGCGGGCGCGCGCAAAAGATCCGACGAGTCGCGCAAAGGACGGCTTCAACAGCGGCGGCTACGAGTGGTGTGTTGCAAACTGGGGCACTAAGTGGGGCATCTTCGAAGCGGAATGCACGCATCCCATTCAGGATGTCGACACCGAGGACGAGCGCGGGCCGCTCGAATATCAATTTCGATCCGCGTGGGCGCCCGCGTTACCCGTCATCATGGCGATGGCGCGACGGTTCCCGACGCTGACATTCGACCTGCACTACTACGAGCGCGGATGCGAGTTTCAGGGTCACTTGCAGATGTGCGGGACCAAGACGATCGCGAAAACAGAAGCGCCGTACTACGGCACACGAGGTGGATGATGATCATCGACGACAGCTACAAGACCAAGGGCAACATCCCCGACGAGCTCCGTGGCGCATTCGTGCGCTACATCGAGCAGGGCATCCAGCCCGGCAGCTTCATCAGTGCCGCGCTCGAGAACGACTTCTGCGCAGCGTGCACGCACGCGGACACGCAGAATCGCTTCGTGCTCTACGACGTGGCGATCTACATCTACAACTACGTCCCGTCCGTCGCGTGGGGCGACCGGCGCGCCATCGCAGCGTGGATGGCGCATCGTGGGCTCGCAGGCTGGCCCGAGGAGCATCGCGCGCCGAAGGTCGAGGTGCCGACGTGAGTCAGCTGGAACCGGTGCGCATGTCTGGATCAGGTCCGGTCGAGATGATCGCTCGTCGTGACCCGACGGGGCACTGCTCGCTATGCGGCCGACGCACTACCGCATTCGTCGACGTCACCACCAACGGTCGAGAGATGCACTTCCGTGGGTGTGTCGACTGCGTGAGCGACATGTGGCACGCGATCGAGGTGCACGATGGGTGACGACAAGCCGGGCCTTGTCAAGGCCGACGACTACAGAGCCGCGCCACTCGTGGACAACTCCAACCCGGACAACCGGCTCACCCGTGACCCGTTCGTGGACTTCCTCGAGCGCGCCGCGCGTGACAAGGACTTCGACGTCGACAAGCTGGAGCGCGTGCTCGCCCTGAAGGAGCGGGCTGACCAACGCGAGCGCGAGCGGCAGTTCTCCGAGGCACTCGCCCGCGTCCAGGCGGACATGCCGCAGATGACAAAGCAGGGGCGCATCCAGTACACGGCCAAGAGCGGCGCCGTGATGAATTCGAAGTACACGCGCCTCGAAGACATCGATCGCCAGGTGCGCCCTATGCTCGCCGCCGAGGGCTTCGCCATCACCTTCGACAGCGCACCATCGACGACGAAGCAGGGGCACACGACATTCACCGCGAAGCTCATGCACCGCGCGGGGCACTCGGAGACTAAGAGCATCACGCTTCCAACCGACAACGGGCCAGGGCGCAACGACGTGCAGGCCGTAGGCTCGACGACGAGCTATGCGCGTAGGTACCTCCTCGAGATGCACCTCAACATCGTGCGCACCGACGAGGACGACGACGGTGCGGGCGGCTCGCCGCCCATCACGGCGGAGCAGGCGCGCGAGCTTTCGAACGCGTTCGGGCCGGGCGATCCTGCGAGGTTCTTTCGCGTGTTCGGGTGCGACTCGTTCGAGGGTATCGCGGCGAGGGACTACGACCGGGCGAAGCGGTTTCTGCAGGAAAGGGCGCGCAAGTGATCGTCCACGACGTCGAGCAAGGCTCGCGCGAGTGGCTCGCCCTCCGCGCTGGCATCCCGACCGCGAGCAAGTTTGATGAGATCCTCACCCCGCGAGGTGAGCCGTCGAAGTCTGCGCGGCGCTACATGCTGAACCTCCTCGCGGAGCGGTGCATGGGGAAGCCCATCGTCGAATTCGTGAGCATACCGATGAAGCGCGGCTCTGTCGTCGAGTCTGAGGCGGTCACGTGGTACGAGGCGCTCCGCGAGGTGACGACGACGCCAGTGGGCTTCATCACGAACGACGCGGGCACCGTGGGCGCGTCGCCCGATCGCCTTGTGGACGAGGACGGGCTACTCGAAACGAAGTGCCCTTTCAAGGAGTACATTCACATGGATTACCTGCTCGGCGGCGAACTCCACGAGGCGCATCGCGTACAGGTACAAGGCCAGCTTTGGGTCACCGGGCGCGCGTGGTGCGATCTCGTGTCGTATCACCCGGACTTACCCACGGCGGTCACGCGCTGCCAGCGCGACGACATCTTCATCGCGAAACTTGCGAAGGCGCTGGAGCACTTCTGCGAGGCGCTCGAAAAGCACACGGCGCTCGCGCGCGAGTACGGTTGGATTGCGTCATGACCACGACACCGGAAGCGCGCGCGGAGCTGCGGGAGTACTTGGACAACCGTTGCTACTGCACGCGCTGCAAAACCACACGCGCGCTCCTCGACGAACGCGACCAGCTCGAACGCGAGCGGGACGAGGTGCGGGCTGAAGTTGCTCGGTTGGATGAAATCGTCACGCGTGCGGACTGGACGGTTCCTGCTTTGGAGACCGAACGCGACGCCGCGAACGAGCGCGCCGAGAAAGCCGAACGCGAGCGTGACGAGGCGCTGCGAACGATCGCCTACGCGTACGAGTCGCTCAAAGCGTACGACACGTATCAGAGTGGCGGACTCGACGGATGCGTCCGCGAGGTGCTTCGTCAACTCACCGCGGACTGGCCGCAACGTGTCGACGCCGCGACCGAGCGCGCCGAGAAGTACCGCGCGGAAGTGGAGCGGCTGCGCGCAGCGATCGAGCACGAGCACGAGTGTCAAGGGCCGATGGCCGAACCATGTTGGGCGTGTAGCGCCCTCGCCGCGGGAGGCGAAACCAAATGAGCGAGCGATGCAAACACGACTACCCGATCGACGGTGATGGCTCGCCCGGCGACCGATGTCACGAATGCATTTACGACGAGGGCTTCGCTGCGGGCCTCGAAGCGGCGGCGAAGCTCGCTGAAACGTATTTGAAGACGTCGGAGCAGATGGCCGATCGATCGCACGTCGACCACGTTACGCGCGGAGATCTTGCAGCGAACAGCCACGTGCAGGCCGAGGATATCGCCGCGGACATTCGCGCCCTCAAGACTTCGGAGTCGCAAGGTGTTGCGAAACCTACCAGTCGAGAAAACACCGAAGGTTCCTCGCGCGCCGCCGAGGCTCCGAAGCGCGGCGCATCAACCATCACGTCCGATGAGTACTTCAGAAACCCGACGACAGCCTTCATGCTCGCAGACCGGACGCAGCAACCTGTTCACGTGCAGGAATACGGCGTCACGAGAATCATCATCAACCCAGCACTCGCCGAGCCGGCTGGCGGGGAGCGCGGGGCCGGTGTTTGCAAGGACTGCGCGGGCGACGGAGGCGGCCATGGTCCACCCCCGTGGGCCAAGAGGGGCCCCCGCTGCGGCGGGACGGGGAAAGAGCCGGAGGTGAAGTGATGAAGATGAGCGAGAAAGCCTTTCACGCTCTTTTTGAAGGCACACGTGTGCGCGTAGTGTGGCACGGCGGCAATGGTCCGCACGAGTACACGATCAAACACGACTCGTTCAAAATCGCGCGGATGCACGACAGGTTCGGTGCTTTCGTCGGAACGTATGACGACGCTCTCAGTATCGAAGTGGTGCCATGACCAGCCCCGCCGCCATCCTCCGCGCCGCGCGGAAGTTGATCGAGGAGCCGGAGCGATGAGGCGCGTCGTCGTATGATTCTCCGCCTACCCGCAAAAAGTAGGCAGCCCGCCCTCGTAGTCCGGCTCCACCACGTCCCGATCCACGAGCACCCCCGCACACCACACGTTTGGTGGCGATAGTTGGCGCATGCAGTAGCCTCGGATCTTGACGTCCGCCACACGCGAGCAGGAGTGCCAGTACCGCGAAATGTGCGGCAAGGCGAATAGCTGTGCGTCGGTCAGCGGACACCCGGCGCCCACGTACAGCCCTGCCTCGAACCCGGCAGCCACCACCGCCGCGGACCAATTGTTGATCTTGATCGTGATGTCCTCGAACGTGAGGCCCGTACCCTCCACGTCGAGCCACACCGTCACGCCCTTGGGGATGCCCAGTGCTGCGAGCCGCGCGAGTGTGTGCGCAGGATCGAACTCCAGCGCATAGGTGACCGGTCCGAACATGAGCCCAACGCCTAGCTGCGTCGCGAGCTCATCCGGTGTGACGTGGTCGATGTACCCGAGGCGTGCCACCACCCCGGCACGGAGCAGCCCCAGGCATTGCTCCTGCGTGATCGTTTGCAGCGTGTCCACGATCCAGGCTCCACCCACGGCCGACGGCGTAGCTTTGACGGCTTGCATGCCCGTAGTCTACTCCGGAGCGGGATCCGTGTCCCGGTGCGCCGCGCGCCACGCGTCCGCCCTCGAGTTGGTCACGCGCCGTGCACCCTCGCAGTAGAAACACGTCTCACCCACACTGGAGTGGCCCGAGCCCTGGCACGCAGGGCACGGCTCAATACCGAGGCGCAGCATACCGCTGGGCGTCTCAACCGGGGTGTCGTCAGGTTTTCCGACCACTGCCGGACTCCCCCGCGGTGTAGGGCGTGGCGCGTCGACCGAGGGCGATGAGCACCTGGTCAAGCTTGCCGTTCATGCTGCGGAGCTCTGCACGCAGGTCCGTCATGCTGTCCTCGTGCGCGTCATGGTTCGCCCTCAGCGTGGCGAGTTCGCGTTCCTGCGTGGCGTTCTGGTTTTCCAGCGACTTGACGCGGTCGACCATCGACTTTCGGTCCTCTCTCCCCAGAGACCAGATTACGCCGATCAGAATGCCCGCGATGGCGAGAAGTCCGGAGATGATGAAACCGGCGATCCCGAACATCTCGGCGGTCGTCATGTTCTGGATTCTACCGCAAGGTCAGGTACAAGGCGACTGCAGCGACTGCGCCAGCGAAGAGACCGAACAAGATCGACGTGCGGAGTCGGTGGTTGACCGTCTCTAGCTGCACTTTCTCCTCGGGTGACTCACGTTTGCCTACGAAGTCGTTCTGATCGTCGTTCCACTCTGTCACGACTTCGAAACCTCCGCGTCGACTTCCGCGTCGACCTCGGCACGGTCCTGCGGATCGAGCGACGGTGCTTCGATCGGCGGCACCACGTAGGCCTCGATCATCGCGACGAGCTTTTTCGCCTCGGTGAGCGCGAGCGACCAGTTCATCGTGACGGATGCGACGCCGACTTGTGCCGTCTGCTTCAGGATATCGCCAGTCGGATCACTCATGGGAACCTCCGTCAGTTGCGGCGAGCGGCGCGCCCGCTTCGGTCCAACGATTGCGCACGTATTCGAGGCAGTCTTTTTGGTGCGGCGCATCGTCATACGCCTGTAAGCACGCGTGAGATTGGATCCAGTAGGCATCCTTGGCCTCCTGTTGCTTCGTGCACGCGTACACCGGGCCGAGCACGACAGGCGCGCAGAGCAGCGCGGCGATGAGCGGTGTTCTCACTTGGGATCCTCCGGTGTGACGACGATTGCGACGTCAGGTTTCGACTGCACGGGCGAATCTTTGAATAGCGCTGCTGCCCCGCTCACCCCGCCCGCCGCGGCGAGCACCTGGATGAGCGTTTGGCCGTGGCCGAGAATGATGACCGCGGCGCAGCAGCCGAGGCCGGCGATGATGATGGTTGCGTGTTGCCAGTCGAGTTTCATTGGAACGTTACTCCTAGCGCGGTTGCGATCGCTGCCTTGAACGCGGCGAGCAACTGGGTCATTGTCTCGCCACCTGTGATTGTGACGGTGATTGGCGCACCACGCGGAGATAGCGGCCCATCCTCGATCGCCCAGAACGTTGCGGTAGCCGTGAGGGCATCGGGGTCAATGCTCACGCGCGTAAAGCTGACACCACTAATAGTGCCACCGCCGTAGATGGTTGGACGAGAGATGGGTGCGGTAAATAGGAGATTCATATGCTCAGCCCGCCTTTGATGATCCAGTTCGTGCCATCACAGCGCACCTGAAGGATCGAAAACTTGTCGCCAGTCACGAGCGTGATGTTTGACGCAGCGTTGTTGATGTTTTCGGAGCCGTTACGGGCGATGGTTCCACCGCCGACTGCGGGATCGTAGTTCACGACAATCTCGAGCTTCCGCCCGCTGTTGAGCGCTGGGTTAGGGAGGGTGATGGTGCAAGCGGCCGTCATCCAGATCTCATCATCGCCACTACCGCTAGAGTCAATCGTGTAGTTGGCGCCCTTGTTGACTCGAGCGCCGACACGCTGACCAATAGTCGTATGTGACACCAATGACGCAGACGGGTTGGTGCACTGAGCTGCGGTCAACGCAGCGCCAGCCTGAAGGTTCAGGGTAGCGCTTGATTTGTTAGTGCCGAGGCCGAGCGTTGTAGCGCTCGTACCGCTGCGGATGGTGGGCGCCGTCGATGTTGTGAAATCAACGATGACCGGCGCGGCGGCTGAATTGCTCGACCCGACGTACATCGTGGTGGCGGTGATGGCATACACATACGAAGCGTTGTTCGTCGTGATGCCCAGGTACGCCCCAGACGGGAAGTTGAAGTTAGTGAACGTGGACGCGTCACTCGTGAGCACAACGTTGCCCGACCCAAAGGCCGCAGCGTGGCCGAGCCATAATGAGTCTTGTGTGCCGGCGACAGTCTTGATCTGGGCAATCGTGTTGGTACCACCAGCTACGATATTGAAAGACGCGCTCACGGACGGTGCATTCATCCCGAGAAACGTCGACCCGTCGCTGTAGAGCGAGTAGTTGGTTGACGATGGCGTCCCGCCATTTGCGAGTAGGTAGAGTGCGGCGTCTGTCTCTGCGCCTGCGAGAGGGCCAATCACAGCGAGGGCATCCGTCCCGCCACCGCCGCTCGTAAACCTGCCGTGCGTCGTCTCGTACTTGATGAGCGACGTCCACGCCGTGGCGGGCGAGCTGTTCGTGACGAAAATCTGCCCAGCCGTGCCAGCCGTGATGTTGGCAACGGGTAACGTGCCGGTGACGTAGTTCGACCCGCCCGCAAGATTCACCGGCCCGTACGTGAGCGCACTTACGCCACTGACCTGCAGTACGTTGCCCGTCGTCAAGCCGCCCGCAGTCGGGACGCTTGCCCCGTTGATCTTGACGTTCGTCCACGCGCCGCCGCTTGCGACCTGCGCGTCACCTGAGATGGTTACCCAGACTGCGGTCGGTCCCGCGTTCGTCTGGTACATCTGCGCAGATGTGCCTGCGGCCACCGATGCATTCACCGTGACGTTCGTGCGATTGTTCGACGGATCGTCGGTGATGGTTGCGTTCAGGAAGTTGAGCGACGTTTCAGCGGGCAGTTGCGTGCCGTTGGACTGGATCCGCTTGTAGCCGCCAAGAATGGTGTCAAGGTAGCTCACGCGTTGCTCCTGTAGTGAGTCACCTTGATCTGATACGGCTGATAGAGCTGAATGGTGAGCGCCCCGCCGCTGTTCTGGAATCCGAATACGGCGATGCCGAGCCCGCCCGCTTTGATGGGAAGCGCGGACAGTTTCACCGGTCCGGTGTACTTCATGTGCACGCGGTAGTCCGACGAGCCGTTACCCGCGAGGCCGATCTCCGGCACGTTCACACCGTCGAACGAGCCGCCGATCTGCCACGCGCCGCCGTTGATGTTGAAGCCGATCGCGACACCCCAAGCCATGCTGCCCGTGAGGCCCGTCGCGAGACCAGCGTCGATCTCCACCTCCAAAAAGTCGTTCAGCCCGATCGCGTTCGGGTAGATGTTCTCGGTGCCCGTCAGTACGGTCCACATGCCGCTCGAGATCGATTGCGACGTCCACGAGTTAGGGTACGACGCGAGGGTGCCGCCCGCCGACACGATGATCTGCTGGTCATACAGCGCGTACTTGCCTGCGCGCTTGTAGAGGAACGGGATGAAGTTGAAGAGCCCCTCGTACGGCGTATTGAACTCCGATGCGCTCGCAGGGTCGCCGTCGTCGCCCACCTGCAAGAGCGGATTCACCGAGTAGTTGATCGCGTACCCGGTTGCCGCGCCGACACCGTTGCCCGTCGAGCCGAGGAGCTGCAGCGTGTTCGTGCCCGTCACATGCGCTCGCCACGAGCCGTTGGCCGCCGTGTTGACGAGGTGCCCCTCGACTTCGATCGTGTCGCCTTCGTTCGCGCAGTGCGGGGAGCAGAAGGTCACCGCGATCGGTGACGCGTTCGTGCTCGACGCGATGACGTGCTGCACCCATCCGGAGGTAGCCTGCGGCACCGTCCCATCGCCATTGATCAGCTCTGTCATCGCGCCCCCATCATAACACCGGCCCCATGAAACACGAAGTAGCCGGCCGCGTCGGGGTGTACGAAGGCGCGTTCGTCGCCGTCGTGGTCGAGTGTGATACGCGCGGCTCGTACCCGCGCACGCCCGATGCCGTGGTTTGCGTGCGCGTCGACCGGTTCGACCACACGCGTGCGAACTGCACGACGCCCTCCGGCCCCGCGACCTGCTGCTCCGTCACCTGGCCCCACTGCGAATACTGCTCACTCAGCGTTGATGCTTGCCCCCACGGCCCGGTACTCTCGGTCTCGGTCGCGCGCCTGCCCCACGGTCCCCATGTCCCATCGGGAAGCTTTGCGCTCGGCAGCGTGTCGGTCGGCTGGTACCACGTCGCATCGAACGCGATGATGATCTGCGCGACGTAATCGCCCGCGCTCTTCCACTTCGCGACGAGGCCGCGGATGCTCGGCGCATCGTTCGGCGGATTGCCACCCGTGAAGCCGAGCACGGTGCCGTCACCGAAGGTGAATCCGCCGATCAGCGGGCCTTGCGTCCACGGGCCGCCGAAGATAATCACCCACGATCGCCCAGCGACATAGATGCCATCCCAATTCCAGTTGTGCGGTGTCGTCAGCGTATGTGTCGGAGGGTCCGCGCCCGCGGTAGACGAGTCCCACGCGGTGACGTCCGACCCAAGCTGAGAGTCGTTGACCGTCTCGATCGTGTAACCGTTCGGCGTGAAGTACGACGCGAGCGCGAGGAGCACGGAGCGTTGCGAGCCCGCGAGGCGCCATAAGTCGAGCCACTGCGCGAGGCGTACGCGGAACGATGTGAGCGGCTCGTTCGGGCCTTGGTCGATCTGCCTGTCGAGCGCGAGCCACGGGATGCCGTCGGTTGGCGCAACGCTCGGGTTACCCGCAAGCGCGGCGAACGCAGTGCCATCCGCGATGCCGTCGAGGATGATGGCGTGCGTGTAGATCCACTTCGTGCCCCAGGGTCCCTTGAGGTACGTGGGCGAGATGGCCGCCGCCTGGTCACGGAACGTCGTGACTGGCGCGGGCTGAGTCGAGATGACGCGGATGTCCGTCATGTGGTGAATACCACCGATCCAGTCACCGTCCCGAGGATGGCGACTTGCGTGGCCGAAAGCGGCACGTCTGCTGCGGGTGCGCTGACGGTCACGCTCGTGATGCCAGGCACTGCGCCCCAGATGACGCCGATGATTGCCGACATCGGCAAGACGCCAATGCTCTGATCGGTGAGTCCGCCGATGGGCACCGTCTCGAAGTACAGCGCGAGCGCGTCGGAGATCGCCGTGAGGACGTTCGCGGATTGCTGCCCAGTCGCGGCAGGCACGTACACCACGTAGGTCACCGGGACGACAACTGGTGACGCCGCTGCAACGATCGCCGTCGTGCCACTCGGCACTGCCCACGCCTGAATCGCAGCGTCGACGATCGTAACGTCGCCACCGCTCGGCGCGCCCGACGCGTTTGCGATGTAGACGTAAACGAGCGAGGGGCCGACGACGGTTGTGACGCGCGTGATGGGTTGCGAAAGCGACGCATTGTAGAACGGCTGCGTGGAATCGAGGATGCTCTCGGCCACGAATTCGTAGACCTTGCTCGGCCCCTTGTTCCCGAGAAAGCCCAGCTTCGCCTGACATCGCGCGAGGTAGTGCGCGTTCGTCTCTGCGTCCTGTCCGACGAGACTCGCGCTGTTCGTGCAAGTGCACCCGATGAGCGCGGTGACCATCGTGGTGATGGTGCCAGGCCCCGCGCTGGAGCCCGAACCTACGACGTCTGCGATGATTGCGACGGCGTTCGCGCCGGGCAAAAGGGTGACGTTCGCGGAGTTCGTGTACGTCGGCTGACCGGGCGCTGCGCTCTGCTGAAAGTGCAGCTGACCGGGCGGGAACGGACCGTACGTCTGCGCGCTCACGTTCGTGATGCTGAAGCCGGTCGAGTCGATCGCGGCGTACGTCGCGGGCAGGCGCGTCACGTTGTATTGGTCCTGCCCGCGCAGATCCATCCAGACCGTGATTGGCTGACCGGTGTCGTCGACCATCAGCGCGGCGGTCGACGCGTACGCGCCTTGCGCGAGAAGGTTCACGACCACGGAGAAGTTCGAGCCGAGCTGCGCCATGATGGCGAGTGTCGAGCGGTCGACCTGCACCGGCTGCCACGCTGTCGTCGGAAAGCCGAGAGCGGTCGCAATCGCGAGCTCGTTGCTCAGCACGTCGCCGTACGTGACAACGGCGGTCAAGTCCGCAAGCGTCACCGGGATCGGAGTGCTCATGGTGTACTCCCAAGAAGCGTGACGGTCACCGCGGACACTTCGAGTGTGAGCGAGAACGGCCCGAGCGTCGTCTCGAACACTTCATTCAGCGTGAGCGTGTTGCGCGCAGTGTCGTAGCCGCCCGTGACTGTCGCCGTCTTCACGCGCTCGTCGCGTTGCAGCTCCTTTTGCAGAACGCTCGGAAGCTTGCCGAGCACCTCTTGCGTGAGCCCCTGGCGCACGTATGTGCGGACGTCGATGCCCTCGTTTGGCGCGCCGACGATGCTGCCCTTCACGCACATCTGTCGGCACATGAGCGATTGAATCAGCACTTGGATGCCCGTCGCGTAGGTGAGCATCGGCGAGATGTCGAGGATGCCATTCGCGTCGGGCGCGACGGCGAGATCGGTGCCGAAGTTGGGTCCGGTGTTAGCCACTGGTCACCTTCGAGCTGCCACCGCTGATGATCATCATGGCGGTCACGATCTGCGCGGCCGTGATGGTGCACGTCGCGCCGCTGACGCTGCCTGAGATCTGCCCGGGTCCGTTCGGGTCGAGTCCGATACTGTCGCCCACTCGCCCCACGGCTGGCCCCCCTCCCGCAATTGCCACGCTCGTCGGCGTGTTCGTGTCGAGTCCCGCGACGATCGGCTTCGTGCGGTCCGCGTTCAGAAAGCGCACACGCACCTGCGAGCCGACCGCGGGCACCGCGAGCGCGCCTCCCGTGCCTTGCCAGAGTGGGATATCCACGAGGTCCGGCAAGCGCGGATCGGTTGCGCGAAGCGACGCGGTGCCACTGCCCACGGAGTCCACGATGTACAGCCACTCGGCGTAGTACACGAACGCGTCTCCGTTCACCACGACGCGCTCGATCGCGGCGGTGACGACTTCTTCGAGTGCGGCTTTCAGGCGGTCGACGTCGGTCATGCGTGCACCGCCTGCCCCGCCGCAAGATTCGGCGTGAACGCGTAGGTGCGGACTTCGCTGCCCGTGATGGCGTGCATGACTCGCCCGATGGTAGCCGAGAGCGCGTCCGTTTGGAATGTGCGTCCCGGTGTCCAGTCCGCGATGCTGTCGGAAGCCACGACGACGCGTCCCATCGTGCGATCGACGTTCATCAGCGTGAAGTTGCTCGTGATGGGTGTCGTGGTGCGCGAGGCGCTTTGCACGACTCCGGTGAAGTCCGCATACCATAACGGGAGCAGATCGAGCACGCGCGATGCTGGCCCCTGCGACCGCACGTAGCCGTTGCCGAGCGACTGATCGATCGCGATGACCGGCGCAGGCTCGCCCACGAGCGATGCGGCGTCTTGGATGACGACGGAGAGCATCAGCGTCGAGGGGCTCTGATACTGACGCGGCGGGATGATGGTGCGCCATCCGCCCTTGCCCGCGACGAGGCGCAGGCCGCGCTCGCCCGCGAAGTTGATGGATCGCACGACGGCACATTCGAGCGTCAGCCCCTGGAACACGAACTGACGCGTAGGTGTGCCGAGGTCGGGCGCATCTTGGAGCGCGACGTCGAGGTGCCAGAGTCCGCTCGCGGGCACGTGGATCTCCGCGTGCTTCACGGCTTGACCAGAAAGTGTGGGCGCGCCACTCATGACGCCGGATTGATCCACGTGAGGGTTTTCGCCTGATTCGTGAGCTGCTGCACCTGCGTCGCCTTGTTCTGAAGCGACGGGTCGAGCGGATCGCCCGGCTGCTGCGGCGCTGTATCCTTGTCCTGCGGCGGGAGCGCGATCGGCGGGAAGTACTGACGCAGCTTGATCGTCGACTTCCACATGTGATCGTCGCTGGTCTGCTCAGGCGCGCCGACCGAGACCACGTTCACTTGGTTGATGCCGATCAGGTCTAGCGCGGGATGGTAGATGTTCACCGCGCGCACGATGAGCTGACCGAACACGTTCGCGCCCGCGGACTTGATGATGTTCTTCAGGTTGTATTGAAAGCCCGAAAGCACTTCGATGAAGCTCTCGTACTGCGACTCGGCCCAGAACGAGCACTCCAGTGTGACGTCGCTCGGATTCACGCCGCGTAGAAACTGCTGCGCGCCCTGCAGCATGAGACCGTTCTGGACGTCCCACCGATAATCGAGCGCGCCCTTCACTACGAAGTAGCCATCAGTGGGACAGCGGTATTGGATGCCGTTGATCGTGATCGAGCCCCAGAGATCGAACGACTGCCCGGTGAGCGGGCTCTGCGTCGTCGTGAGCGCAATCGTTGTCGAGCCGGTTTGCGGGAGGTTCGCCATGGCTAATGCCCGTATTCGAGCATGATGCGCTCAAGCCAATCCGCAAACGTGTCGAGCGATGCTGGGATGACCTGCTCCGCTTTCTCGATGCCGTTGATGTTGATCTGCAAGCCGCCGAGGTGAATCGCACCCGCGCGCGAACCACCGCCGCTCATCGACACGCCTGGCATTCCGACGTCGATACCCTTCATGCTACGCGTGAGGCCACGCTCGAAGCCCATGCCAGAGAACATGCCGGCCTGCTCGAAGACTTTCGACGGCGACTTGATGCCGAGCACTGCCTTCAGCGACGTGATGGCCGCTGTACCGAGTTGCTTTGCTGCGTCCGTCACGGTGACCACACCCTTACGAAGTCCGCTGGCCAGCCCGTCGACAAGGCTCGCAGCTGCGTCGAGCGCCGCGGTCTTCCACTCCTTGAAGTGGCTGATGACTCGCTGGATGGCGATGCCGAGGAGAATGAACGCGCCGACAACGATGAGCACGGGCAGGAACGCGATGGCCCATAGGACGGCGAACGCGGCGGCGAGCAGTAGCACCGTGATGATGATGCCTGCGAGAAGCACTGCGATGCCGAGCAGCGCACCCTTGACCGTCTCGGAGTTGTCCTTGATGAACTTCGCCATCTTGTTCCAGATGGGATTGATCGCGATGACAGCTTTCAGGAACGCGATCTCGAGGTCGAGGATGAGGATGGTCACCTTCTTCACCATCCACGCCACGCCCTTCACGATCGCGTTCACCACACGCGTGAGTGTTTTGCTCGTCGAGTCGCCTGACTTCGAGAGTGGATCAAACACAGCCATCAATCCGCGCAGCTCCTTGTAGAGCGGGCCGAAGTCGATGTTCTTCGTCATGTCCTGCCACGTCGCTGCCCACGAATTCTTGATGCGGTCGAGCGTCCACGCCTTCTCAGCGATCGGACCGACTCGCTTGCTCACGGCCTGCGTGAGCGCCTTGATCATCTCCTTCGACGATGCGCGGATCTGCCCGGTCGCAACCTGCCACTGCGAGACGGGTTTGCCCTTGATCGCGGAAAGCTCCTTGTAGAAGTCCTTCACGTTCGTGCCGGCCTTCTGGAGCTCGACGGCCGAGAACATCGTCGTTCCCGCCCACGTGTCTTGCCCCGCGAAGCCGCCGCGCGCGGACGCAGCGCGCTTGATGAGGTCCTTCAAGTGGTCGGCGGTTTTCTCCGAGCCGGCCGCTTGCAAGTCTGTCACGGCGTCAAGGGACTGTTGGAGCTCGCGCTGATTGCGGACGCCGGAGTCGAGGAGATCCTGCGCGGTCGCCGCGATGCTCTGCAGCGCCACACCTTTGGACTTTGCGAGGTCCGTGACGATCTTGAGCTGCGTCGCGCCACTTCCTCCCTTCTGATCCATGACGGCGAACATCGACCGCGTCTTGGTCGCCCAGTCCGCCTCGGCGCTTGTGATCTCCAGAATCTTCGCCGTCGTGTAGACGAGCGCCGCGCCGAGCGCGACGACGCCCGCGATGACCGCCGCGACTGCGATGACGGTTGCGCCCGCAGCGGTGACCGCGAGGCCCATGCCGCCGCCAAACTTCTCCATGTTGCCGGTGAGCTTCGACACGCCCGGGATGAGGTCGAGCGTGTTTTTACGTTGCTGCTTCGTCAGCTCGAGGTGCTTCTTCTGCTCGCGGTCCGCCGTCGTGGTCGCCTTCTGCAGCGTGCGGATCTGCTCCGTCAGCTTCTTGAGCGCGCGCTGCTGATCGCTGAGCGGCTTCGAGAGCTCGTCGCGCATTTTTATGAGCGTCTCTAGAGTCTCGGTAGCCATCTACTTCTTCCGGTGCGCGTCCACGTACGCGATCATCGATTCCACGAAGATATGCCATCGAACGCCGGCTGCGAGCGCGCCGTCTGTCTCTTCGCCGCGGAAGAGCGCCGCGTAGTTGAGCGCCGCCTCGAGGCCGTCCTCCTTGTGCAGCGAGCGCGCGGCGTTCAGGCTTTTTTTGCGTCGTCCTGCGCCATGCCCGAGAGCACACGCATCGCGGCGATCGCCTCGTTCGACGTCGGGATGCCGCCCCAGTCGTCGAGCAGCGCATTCACGTTGGGCGCGTTGCCGCTCGTGAGCGCGGTCGCGCGGAACAGCGTCTCGAACGCCTCGCCCATGTTGCCGTCCACCGGCATCGCGAGCTTGCGCCACTGTCGCACCTGCGGATACGTCGGGTTGCACAAGACGACGTCGCCCGCGGGCGACGGGATGCGGATGCTGCGCTTGGCGTGCGCGTACTTCGACGTGTCGACGCCATCCGGGATGCCGTCGTACATCTGCCCGTAAACCATCTCTTCGATCTTCATCGTGTCTCCCTCTGCTTCCCCCCAGAAACGAAGCGCACCGATGCCGAGGGGGACAAGGCTTCAGGCTTGCGCCAGCGCCGTCGGTGCGCGGCGACATCTTCAGCCCACGACGCCGAGCCCGGTGAGCGGTGGCAGCACCATCGGGTTGCCGTTCGGAATGAGGCGCTGCGCCATGAACGAGAACTTCCGCTTGAGCGCGTCGAGGCCTTCCGACTGCGAAGCCTCGTCCTCGGTGATGCGGCATCCTTGCAGCACGTCCGTCAGCGTCGGCAGCGGCGCACCCTCGGGCGCAGCAGCGTAGCTCACGGTGAACGTGAAGCTCACTTGAGCGTAGCCGAGGAGCCCGCCGCCTTCCGTGATGAGGAACGATCGGAACGCGTCTGCTTGCGGCAGGTATAACTCGAAGTCGCCCGTGGCCTCGTACTGACCCGAGGTCATGCCGAGCGGCTCGCGGTGCGTGCCGCGCACGTACTGACGCGCGAGCTTGTGCGTGTAGTTGATGCTCGCGAAGCCGTAGAACTGGCTGGCGCCTGCGCGCGCGATGATGTCCGCGTACGCCCAGTACACGCCGTTCACGAGCGGAGTATCGACGGCCGGCATCACACACCTCCGACCGGCTGAATCGCCGGGTTCTTGAATGCGATCGTGATCGTGATCGTCTTCAGGTACGCGAGCGGGATGATCAGACCCGACACGAGCAGCTCACTCGTGGAAAGGATGTTGTTGTTTCGCGTGATCTGAACGTTGCGCACGCCCTGCGGCATCGGCGACGCGTCGCCCGGATTGATGATCTCCGCGTCGACCTCGGCCTGACAGCGCGCTTCGAGGTCGTTCGCGTCCGCGTCGAGGATGAAGCCGGTCGTACCGTTCACGCGTACGCTCGACGACAGCTTGAGGACGAAGAACGAGTAGAGCACCTTGCAGAACTTGTCGATCACGTGCCCGTGCTGCAGCCAGTTGAAGTCGGATCCGGGCGCCGCCATCAGGTTGCTGTTCACGATGTACATGCCGGGCAGGCCCGGGATGCTCGTCGCGGCCATGAAGCGCGCGGCGTCGAGGCCCGGATTGCTCGCCTCGTCGTGGTACACGAGCCCGTCGGGCGAGCTTGTAAGGATCGGATTGCCGAGTGGTGCGAGCGGATTCGAGCTGCCGTTCGGGTTCGACGTCGCAGCGAGGTCGACGGAGATCGCCACGTCCGCGTCGCGGACGCCCGCTTGGAAGAGCAGTGGCCGGCGATAGTTGACGCCGTCGAGCGGCGACTGGCAGTTGTAGTACCCGGCCGCGATGCCGACGCGATCGGCCGCGGTCTGCGATTCGTTCGCGATGATGCTGTTCATCCACTGCACCTCGGTCTCGGTGCAAAGGCCGCCCCACTGAACGTCGCGCGCGTTGGACAGGAGGCGCGCGAACTGCTTCGCGTTGAAGAGGCCGATCATGTCGGTCTGCGCCGCGGTGACGTCGACCGCGCACATCGGCGTGGGCACGAGCAGATCTTCGATGTCGAGCCCCTTGCCGATGAGCGAGCAGATGGCCGCCGCGACGCCGGGCGCGTCGGGCGCGGGCGCGAAGGAGATCCAATTGAACGTGTCGGTTGCGACGAGGGTGCCGGCGCCGAAGTTCAGCGTGATGCCCGTGTTCGGGATCGCGTAGGTTGTCGCGGTGCCGAGGTTCACCGTCTGGAACGTCGAACGCCCGTAGTCGAGCGAGACGAGCAGGATGATGCCTGCGGTGCCCACGGTGCCGCCCGTCTGCACGGTGACCTTGCCGTAGTAGTCGTCGTACGGCGCGCCGCTCACGGTGACGGCGCTCGTGCTCGTGAACGTCGAGTTGCGCCACACCGCCGTGTTTGTGCCGGCGACGTATCCGCCCGTCGTGCGCGTCTTGACGAAGCCGACCGTCTTGCCCGTGCGCGCGGCGAGGAGCGCAGCGAGCTGCGGACCCTGGCCCCAGCCGAACTGCGTCACGAAGTTGCCGGGGATGGGCGATTGGTAGGGGACGTTCGGCGTGCCCGAGGACGAGTCGCCCACGACCACGATCATATTCTCTTGGCCACCGGTGCCGGTCTGGCCGAGGTTGTTGGACTGGATGACGAACGTAACGGTAGGCGCGCTCATGAAGTGGCCTCGCTCACGGTGGTACCTCGATTGTGGGCAGCGTCTCCGTGGAACCGTCCACGCTGATGCTCACGTCGATCTCGCGCTTCACGCCACCATCGCCCGGCGTCTGCGAGTAGGGGAGAATGACGTAGGGCGTTTCGGTGACCGGCGTCGCCACCTTGAATGAAAGGACGAGCAGGCGGCCATACCGGTTGTTCTGCGCATTCGGCGGAGGCCACGTCGCGCTCGTTGGCGCCCATGCCTGCCCGGCGCTGCCAATCAGGCTGACGATCGCCACGATAAACTCCCGTTCGAGCTCGATCGTGCTGTTGAATCCGTACGTCGGATTCGGCGTTCCCGGTGCGGTCGGATTCGTCGGGTCGCTCACGTCGCGCGCGGTCGCGTCCGGTTCGCCCCAGAGCTGGGCTTCGAACGTGAGCCATCGCCTGTAGACGCTCTTGCGAGCGTTGCGCGTGATGTCGCGCCCGTTCTGATTGAACGGCATCTGCTGCGAGAAGTCGTACGAATCCACGCCCGTCGGCACGATCACGATGCGCGGAGCGATCTGCGCTTCCGGCGCAAACTCGCCGCCGATCTGAAAGTTGGGCAGGCTGCTCGGCACGAGCGCGGGCAACGAGAGTGCGGCGCGCTGCGCTGCGACCTTCGCGTAGACGTTCAGAAAGAACGTGTCCAGTTCGGTGACGTAGCTCATTCACGCTGCCCCCGCGATCTGTCGGAACGCCTGACGATGCGCGCGATCGAGCGCGACCTTCCACGACGCCGGCATGCCGCGATCGGGAAGGATGCGCCGCGCCGGCATCGTGCGCGTACCAAGCTGATGAAACGTTGCGATGCGCGCGCGCGATCCGAACATGATGCGCACGCCACGCGAGTTGCCCGGCATCGGTGCCGCGCGCGTGCCCGCGCGAAGGCGCGACGTCTCGGTGAGGTGCGACGGCTTGCCGGTCGCGAGGCGCTTCCACTTGCGCCCGTGCGCGTCGCGACCCTGCGCGTACTCGCGCTGGAGCTCGCGCGTGATCATCGGCGCGGCGATCTCGGCGGTGCGTCGCGGCAGCGCGTCGAGCTGCGCGAGCACGCGAGAGAGGCGCTCGAGCTTGGCGATGGGGAAGCTCATCTCGAGGCCCATCAGAAGCCGTCCTTGCACTGCAACTCCACGAAGTACATCGTCGAGCCACCGAAGGTGAGCGTGAGATTCGCAGGCGCGACGCACTGCTCATCGATCGGGTTGTATTGAAAGGCCGAGTTTGACGGCGACGTCAGTGTCACGTTTGCGCCCTGCCCGTCAGGCATCCCCGTGCACGTGCCGCCTTGGAAAATGAGCTTCACGATCACGGCGCCCTTTGGCACGGAGACGGAGCCTGTCGTGCCGGCGAAGCGCTTGAACGGTCCGTTGAACGTCGTGCTCACCAGACACCTCGGCCACCGTTCGACCCGTCGTAACCCCATCCGCGCTCTTGCGCGGTGTTCACCTGCGGAAATGTCAGCACCGGATCGCCAGTGGGCGACGGCTGCACGTTCGGATGGATCGCTTGACGCTGCACTCCCTTGAACCACTCGACCGCCGCGACCCAGCGATCGCGGTAGATCGAGTCGGCCCCCGCCTCGGGGTTGTAGCCGCGCGAGGCGAGGATGTTGTACGCAGCGATGTACGCCACCTGCATCGACAGCTCGATGTCGAAGCTGATGAGCGGCAGCGCGTAGCGCCCGCGAAGGTACGAGTCAGCGAGCGTGGACGCAGCGTCGCACTCGGCCTGCAGTTGCAGGTTCGAGAGGTTCTGCACCGCCTCCGCAGGAAGCGCAAAGGCGAGCAGTTGGGCGACGGTGCAGTACGAGAACACGGCGACTCCTTACGAGGAGCTCCGGCAGCAGAGCCACGAGAAGCCCCAGCCCATGGCGAAGCGCATCCAATATCCGAACAGGTACGCGTGGGTGTCGAAGACGACCGGATCGGTTTCCGCGACGCGCGTTGCGAGCACTGGCGCTTGACGGACCTGGTGAATGAACGGCTTGAAGGCCTTCTTCATGTCCGCCATGTACCAGTAGTTCGGCAGCGTCAGCTCGGGGATGATCCGGAAGTCGAGCCCGAAGCGGCGGATCGGGTTGTCCGCCGTGCCGACCTGGCCCGTGATCGCGCTGATGCCGGTACCCGCGCCCCACTGCGGCGGCGCTAAGAACTGCGACTTGATGACCAGCTCTGCCTCGGTGGCGAGCGCGGTCGGAACGAGGATCTCCGTCGGCATGACGCCAAGCGGCTCGTTGTTCTCGGCCTTGAGCTGCATCATGTACGAGTAGAGCGTCGAGACCGCCGTCGGCCCGAACGCGCCACCCGTGAGGATCTGCTTTCCGTTCGAGTACGTGACGTTCGCGCCGCCGCCCGAGAAGTCGTTCGAGTACGTTCCCGCGGCTGCGTTGTAGAGGTCGATCGGGTGCGCGGTGTTGAAGTACGTGAGACCGTCGAGGCCGTTCTGACGCGTACCCGTCTGCGCGCCGCTGTTCTCGATCAGGTCACGGAGCTGGTAGTCCGGCGCCTTCTTCGCCTGGATCGCCATCTCGGGCATGGTGCGCTCGTAGACGCCCATCTGATCGTCGTCGAGCTTGAATCGGTCGATCTTCTCCGTCAGCTCGAACGGCTGATTGATCAGGAAGTACGTCTGCGGCGCAGGCTCGTGCGTGATGCGCGAACCTTGCCAGAGGCGCACCTTGTCGAGTCGGCCGATCCACGCGTAGCCGTTCTGCTCCGTGTTCGAGGGAATCGTGCTCGCGATCGCCTCGGTGAACGTCGGCGTGATCGAGTACGTGTACCCGAGCTCCGTGTTCAGCTTCGTGAACCAGAAGGCGAGGTTCGCCGGAGTGATGAGCCCGCGCGAGTCGGCGAGCACTCCGGAGAGCGGCCGCTTCGCGGGCGCGAGGAGCGCTGCGACGATGTACAGCGCGAGAAGCGAGAGGATGATGATGGTGATCATGTTCAAACCACTCCGCCGACGAGGCCGAAGGCGACCGCGACGTATCCGTTGGGAAGTCCGACACCCTGCCCGATGCCTGCGATCGCGACAACCTTACCGGCCGCGACCAGTGAGCCTGCGGTCTTGGTGACCGTGATGTTGTCGTACACGTACGCGCTCGCGCCGATGTCCGCCTCCGCGAAGCCGTCGTTCGAACAGAACGGCACCGCGAAGATGCCTTGGTTCACGTCGGCCGTGACCGCACACGCGGCGCCGGCCGAGTTGTCCGTGAAGCGCTCGACGAGGCCCCAGCACTTGCCGGTGGTCGGCGCGGCCGGGTTGACCAGCGCGCCCGACTGCGTGAACGCGATCGAGTTTCCGTAGAGCGTGGTGGACGCTGCGACGGGGAAGTTGAGCTTCGCGCCGAGCGGACCAATGAGGTACAGCTTGGCGTCTTTGGTGAGAGCGGTCATCGCGAGACTCCGTTCGTCTGGGCCTTCCAGTTGGCGAGGACTTGCGCGCGGAGCTTCTCATCCGGGATCTTCGCGAGCATGTCTTCCATTTCCGGTGTCAGCTCGATCGCGGCTTCGGGCACGCCACCGCTCTGACGCGCGACGTTCGCGCTACCCTTCGGCAGCGGGCGTAGCGCCTCTTCCGGCGTCAGCACGATCGACTTGGGGCGCGCGTCGAGGAAGTGCGCGACGTACTCCGCGTCTTTCTTCATGAGCGTTGCGTGCTCGGCCGGCGTGATGCGCTTGTCGCGCAGCGCGGTCGCGAGCGTCGTGCCGAGCACCGTGCGCGCATCGCGCGCCTCGCGCTTCGCCGCGTCCGCGCGCAGGCGCGTGACCTCGGCTTCGAGCGCGGCGAGACGCGCGGAGGCTTTCTTGCTCTCCTTCTTGTCGTCGCCCGGCGGCTCCTTGTCGTCCTCGGCCTTCTTCTCGTCGTCGTCCGATTCCGCGGAGGCCTCCTCCTCTTCGGCGGCGCTCGCCTTCTTCTCGTCGTCGTCGCCCTCCTCTTCGCGGTCGGTCTCGTTGCCGCCCTCTTCCTCCTCGTCCTCGTCCTCGACGGTCTCTTCTTCTTCGAGCCGGTAAGACGTTTTCTTCATCGCGGCGCGCGCGGGCAGCTTCGCGAGGAGAGCGGTGATCTGATTCGCGAGCGCGGCTCGCTCTTTCTTGCTGACTGACGCTGCCATCTTGCGCGTCAGGCTGGCGATTTGCGCCTTTGCGGTGAGCATCGAGGCCTCCGGTGTCTCACTGCTAACAGATGCGCCGTGTGTGTCAAGTTGTGCCACGAGGCCGTGTGCATCCGCGATGGCCTGGATGGCCTCCTCGGCGTCGAGCACGGCGTCTACGAGACCCATCTCCAGCGCTTCGGCGCCGAGGAATATGCCCGCTTCGAGCGCGCGGAGGTAGTCGGGCGAGAGGCCGCGCGCCTCGTCCACGAGTTTGAAGAATTGCATAGCGAGATCGTCTACGCGCTTCTCCTCTGCCTCGATCGCGCCGGGCTCGATCGGCATGTGCGGGTGACCGTCCGCCTTACGCTCGCCGCTCGTGATCGTGACGAAGTCGAAGCCTTGCCGCTCGTCCGCGCGCGCTTGCGAGCACATCGTCGAGATGACACCAACGCTGCCAGTCACCGCGCTCGGTGATGCGATGATCTCGTCAGCGATGCATGAAAGCGCGTATGCGGCGCTCGTCGCCATCTCGTCCACGATCGCGTAGACCGGCTTGCGCTTGGCCTTGCGAAGCGTGCGCACCGTCGCGTTCAGGCCGCTCACGAGACCGCCTGGCGAGTCGACGCACATCGCGATCGCCTTTACTTGATCGTTGTCGTTCAGCTCGTGGAACGCCTCCGCGAACCGCTCGTACGAGTCACCGAAACTGCGGTGGTGATCGATGGGACCGCGCACGTAGACGATGCCGATCTCGCCGCGGATCTCGTTCGGTGGCGGCGCGTCGCAGAGCAATTCGAGGATGTTGATGTCCGCGCGGATCGCGAGCGCCTCGCGGTTGCGGATCGACTGACGCCACTTGCGCATGTGGCACACGCTATAACAGCGTGCCGACTTGTGCCATAGTCGAGGGCATGCCCATTGGCGCGCCGCCCCTCGACGGGCATTGGTCATCGGACCCGGGAACGCAGCACCGCGCGGTGCAAGACATGGTCGGCGGCCCGACGACGCCATCACCCGACGTCGGCTTCGCGCCGCCTGCTGAGATCGACTTCTCTGCAGCGGAGTCACGCGAGCGCGCGAGTCTCATCTATCGCGAGATCCCGCTCACGCAGATCGCGAACGTGTGGACCGTGCACGCGACGCGCGGTGCGCTGATGGCGATGACGTCGGGCATCTTCGAGCCGGTCGGAATGCTCGTGGATTCGATCCTCGGTGATGATCGCGTGCAGGCCACGCTCGGCTCACGCGTCGGCGGCCTACTCGGCGCGCCCGTGCGCTTCACGCCCGCGGAAGGCGACACCGATCGCCGCGTGTTCGACGCGTGGGTGAAGCATTGGCCGCAGGTCGGCGCCGAGGCACCGTGGAACACGATGCTTTCGTACGGGCACATGCTCGCGTTTCAGCACGCGCAACTTCTATGGGATACGTCGGGCGAGTTCTGGATCCCGCACCTCATGCCGGTGCACCCGTCGTTCACCTACTACCATTGGCCGCTACGTCACTACATCTTCGTGTCGCTCGACGGGCAGGTCGCAATCCAACCCGGCGACGGCAAGTGGGTGACGTTCGCGCCGTTCGGCGAGTATCGCGGCTGGATGCGCGGCGCGGTTCGCGCAATCGCGCAGCCGTGGCTGATGCGCCACTTCGCGCTGCGCGACTGGGCGCGCTTCAACGAGCGCCACGGCTTGCCGGTGCTCAAGGGCAAGGTTCCCGCTGCCGCCGATCCGCAAGCGCGCGCGTACTACGAGGCGCAGCTGAAGCGCCTCGGCACCGACACCGCGATGATCTTGCCGCAGGGCGTGAGCGAGCAGTTCTCCTACGACTTGGAGCTACTCGAAGCGCAGGCCGGCGAGTGGGAGTCGTTCAAGGCGGAGATCGATCAGTGCGACATGCAGATCGTGCTGACGCTCCTCTACCAGAACCTCACCACCGAAGTGCAGGAAGGAAGCTTCGCTGCTGCTCGCGTTCACGCAGCCGTGCGGCAAGCGGCGCTCAAAGCCGATTCGCGCGCACTCGCGATGACCATCTACCATCAGATCGCGCGCCCGTTCGCGGCATTCAACTTCGGCGATCCGGACCTCGCGCCGTTCACCGAGTGGGAAGTGACGCCGGCCGAGGACTTCAACGCGAATGCGGACGTGCTCGTGAAGTGGGCGAACGCGTTCGAGCTGCTTCGCCGCGCGGGCCTCGAGATCACCGACAAGGAGGGTGTGAAGGAATTCGCGAAGCACTTCGGCCTCACGATGCCTGACTTCAACATCGTGGAGCCCGCGCAACCGGGCACGGCATCGGCTGGCGGGACGAACGCGGAGCCGAAGGGCGCGACGGGCAAGCCGAGCAAGGGCGAGAGTCAGCGCAAGCCTGCGGGCGAGGGGGAGTAGCTACTTCCTCCCCGCCTTCGCCGGTTCCTCGATCTGCTCCACGCCAGGCGGCAGTTTCTCGCGCCCGATGACCGCGCGAAGGAGTTCCACGAATCGATCGCGATGCCACGACTTCGCCTCGACGGTGCCAGCGGCTTGCACCTCGGGCGGCGCGTCAGGGATCACGACGTCGTGCACGCGAATGACCTGCTCGATCTCGATGACCTGCACCTCGATGCCGTCGAACGACTCCGTGGTGCGCGCCTGCAGCTCCGCGGTGAACGTGATGAAGCGGTCTTGCCGCGTAGCCTTGTCGCGGTCGACGGCGTAGCGGCACTTCACGCGGCGCGAGGGCCAGCGCTGCCCCTTGCGCTCGAGGGCATCCATCGTGCTGCGGACGGCGAGATCTTGCGGGGCGTTCGGCGGGGCGGGCATCTGGGGTGCGGTCATGAAAAACGGCTATCACGAATTTAGTTGCAGCGCAACGCAGCCGTGCTGCATAGTGCAGCGCATGAAGAAACGCCGTCCAACTCAGAGCCGGCCGATTCGCCGCATCATGGTGAATCTCGATGCGGGTCAGGTGGTGGCGGTGCGCAGTCGCGCGCTGCGTGACTGTCGAACCATGAGCGCGTGGATTCGTAACCTCATCCTCGTGGAGCTGGCCAAGTGATCGACATCTCGACATGGGAGATCTTCTTCTGCGGCGCGCGGACGCTGATCGGGAAGCGCGTGCCGGACATGCACCGCCCCGGCACTACGGAGACAGTGCGGCCCGTCTTCCAACTCGAGCGCGTCCCCGCGCAGCAAGGCCTGCAGACGATCGTGTTCCCCGTGGGCTGGTTCCCCGTGCGCGAGCTGCCGCTGCCCGCGGATGTCATGTCCACGCCCGTACGCGACCTCGGACCCGAGGAGCAGAAGGTGCTCGCACGCGCCGTGGGGAAGGCTGACGAGATGCTTCAGCAGATGCGCGCGGCGTCGAGCGGTATCGCCATCACGTCGCGCATGCCGGAGGCGCCGAAGTGAACCTCACCTTCATCTCCACTGGTGTCAATGCGCCGACGAAGCGCCTCTGTCTCGCGAGCGTCGAGGCGCAGACGGTCAAGTGCCGTCACGTCTACGTCGAGAGCGACCCGAGCGTCACGGTCACGCAGAACTGGTACCGCGAGATCATGAAGCTACCTGCGACCGAGATCGTCGCGCTTTTGGACGGTGACGACTGGCTCGCACACGAGCGCGTTGCCGAGCAAGTGATCGCGATGCACGAGACCGGTGCGCTTGTCACGTACGGCAATTACATCGCGTCAGATGGCGAGTCCGGCGTGTGCGCGCCGTACGCGCGAGGCGACTACCGCCGCGAGCCGTGGCGCGCGTCGCACTTGAAGACGTTTCGCGCGTCGCTGTTCCACAAGCTCGACGAGGCCGACTTGCAGATCGACGGCAAGTGGCTCGACGTCGCGGCGGATGTCGCCGTGATGCTGCCGCTCCTGGAGTTGGCGGGCGAGCACGTGCTGTTCTGCAAAGACGTGCTCTATGTGTACCACCGCGCCTCGTCGTTCGAGGCGAGCGCGTCGCCAGAGGAGCGCAATCGCGAGAAGGCTGCCGAAGCCGCGGTGCGGGCGAAGGCGAGGAGAGCATGAAGCGACACTGCGATATCTGTCATCAGGAGTTGGGCGACTGTCGCGTCACGCTCTCCGTGAAATTCGAAGCGCCGCTTCCAATCCCGAATTGGGAACAGACGTTCGTGACGTGCGGACCGACGTGCTTGCTGGGAGCGACCACGCATATTGGTGATGGCGCCATATCCGCGCTGGACGCCAAGGAGTCTGGGTCGTGATTGTTCACGCCCATGGTGGGCTCGCCAATCGCCTCCGCGTGATCCTCAGCTTCCGCGCCGCGCACGGTCCGCTCACGGTCGTGTGGCGCCCTGACTCGCAGGTGGCGGGCGGGCGATTCTCCGACTGCTTCGAGCGCCTCGATGGTGTGACGATCGTGGACGGCATCATCGCGAACGAGGCCGTCAGCACATGCGACCCGTGCCCGACCGCGCCGGAGGGTTGGCAGGCGTCGTACAGCGACCTCGTGCTGAAGCCGTGGCTAGAGCTCGCAGTCGAGCGCCTCGCGTCACCGATCGCGATCCACGTGCGGCGCACGGATATCGCCGACCTCGGCGAGCCGCTGGAGCCCGAGGACGATTACATCAGGTTCGCGCAAGAGCACTCGGGTCGCGTGTTCGTGGCGACCGACAATCACACGACGCAACACTACTACCGCACCGTGCTCGGCGACCGCTGCGTGATGCAGCCGATCGACCCGCACGGTGAGCTCGCGCACGATCATCGCGCGACGACACTGGAACACGCGGCGATCGACATGTTCGCAGCGGCGAGGTCTGAATGGTTCAAAGGCACAAGCGCAAGCGCGTTCACGTGGGCGATCGAGATTCTACGGAGGTTGCGAAAGTGATTCCCATGAACTGGCCGAAGGCTGCCTCGCCGCTTTGCGCGCTCTCGCACGGCGACAAGGGTAACGTGCATGGCACCGCGCGGCACAACTACACGACGTACTACCACGAGCTATTCGCGCCCCGTCGCGAGCGTGTCGAGGCCGTGTTCGAGCTCGGCATCTTCATGGGCAACAGCTTGCGGATGTGGCGTGACTACTTTCCGAACGCGACCATCTACGGCGCGGACATCGACGCGGCGGCATGCGCATCGGCAAGCGGGCCGCGCATCGTGACTCGGTGCTTTGACGAGCGCGACGTCGTGCCCGGCTCGCCGCTTCTCGCAGATTGGCCGCTGTTCGACATCATGATCGACGATGCGATCCACGCGCACGCGGACAACGTGAAGTTTTTCTACTCCGCGAGGCACAAACTCAAGCCGGGAGGCATCTACGTGATCGAAGACTTGCGATACGAAGAGCTGGATCTTTTCCGCGCGACGCTCGACGGCGTTCGCGCGGAGGGCTGGGCTGCTGAGATCATCTATGGGTACGATCGCATGGTATTCGGCGAATCGATCCCAGACAATTCGCTGATGGTCATGGTGCGACCGTGAAGACGCACACCATCGAAGGCCCGTGCGGTCCGTTCCTGATCCCCGACGCGTGGCCACAAGCTGAGGCGAGCATGCTATCTATCTGGGGTCCGGAGGGCGAGTACACGTACCCGCGCAGCGGTCCCGAGGACGTCCTGACGCTCATCGACGTGGGCGCGAATATCGGCGGCTTCATCGTGTGGGCGCGCAAGTGGTGGCCGAGCCTGACGGAGATCGTTGCGTACGAGCCCGCAGACGATGCCTACATGCTCATGCTCCACAACGTGCGCGGCATGGGCGTGGCGATGTACCAGGGCGCCGTCACGACGCGACAGAACGTCGTTCTCGCCGTCGAGATCGCGCAACCGGAGAACTGGGGCGGGCGCTTCGCGGCGGACGCGCCGACGTGGCCCGCGGACAAGTACCTGCCGACGGTGCATCCGCGCGACCTGCCGCCATGCGACGTGCTCAAGCTCGACTGCGAGGGCGCGGAGCTTGAAATCATCGAGAACTATCCGCATCTCAGTGCGTGTTGCATCGTGCTTGTGGAGATTCACCGCGGGGCTTACCTGCATCCCATTCATGACAAGCTGACTGGTTTTGGATTCGTAATGAAACGCGGCAACCTCGTCGCGGACGACTGCGACGTGCGTGTGTATGTGAGGGGGCCGTGAGACGCGTACTCATCACCTTCTCCGGCGCTGACTACGATGCGACGACAGAGCAGCTTCTTGATGCGCAAGGTGTCGACGACGTCTTCGTCTACGACGACGTATGGTTGGACGCGCACCCGTTCCGCAAGTTGAATGATTGGATCTTCAACGTCGATCCGCGCCGTTGCTACGGCTACTGCTCGTGGAAGCCGCTCATCATCATTGAGACGATGAAGCACATCAACGATGGTGACGTCGTGTTCTACGTAGACGCGGACTGTCGCCCTGTCGCGGACCTGACGCCCGTGTTCGAGATCGCGGCCCGCGACGGCGCGTGCTTCTTTGCGGCGTGCGGGCATCGGCAAGCGCAGTGGTGTAAGAGCGAGTGCTACGTCGCGATGGCTCAGCCCATCGTGGCCGCCGAGGCTGGCTGCGCGCGCTTCGTCGCATTCCGGAAGGGTGGCTGGTACGAGGAGCAGTTCCTTGCGGAGTGGCTCACCTACTCGGTGAACCGCGATGCGAACACGAAGCACACGACTCCTCAGCGCTGGCCACACTTCGGTGGCCGGTCGGAGTTCATCGAGCACCGCGACGAGCAGGCCATCATGACGAACCTCGTGCACAAGTACGGCTACAAGCTGCACCGCGAGTGCGACCAGACCGGCGAGGACCCGACGTGGCGTGATCGCGACCGCGATCTGTACCCGCAACTCTTCGAGATGATCCATCAGACGCACGGCACGAATGGCGTGGGCTCGCGCTTCCGGAGGGTGCCGTGAAGCACGCTCTCATCACGGGCATCACCGGCCAAGACGGTTCGTACCTCGCGGAGCTGCTCCTTGAGAAGGGTTACGAGGTGCATGGCACGCTGCGCCGCACGTCGAGCTTCAACACTGGTCGCATCGATCACATCTTCGACCGCCTACACCTGCACCACGCCGACATGCTGGATGCGACATCGATTCGTCGTGTAGTGGACTTGACGAGGCCCGACGAGGTCTACCACCTCGCGGCCCAGAGCCACGTGCGCGTCAGCTTCGACGAGCCGGAATACACGTTCGAGGTGAACGCGACGGGCACACTGCGACTGCTCGAAGCGGTCCGGAGCGTTGCACCCAAAGCGAGATTCTACCAGGCGGGGAGCTCCGAGATGTTCGGCAACGCGCCGGCGCCGCAGACGATCGACACACCGTTTCATCCACGCTCGCCTTACGGCGTGTCCAAGGTCGCGGCGCACTGGCACGCGGTCAACTACCGCGAGGCGTACGGCATGTTCGTCAGCAACGGGATCCTGTTCAACCACGAGTCGCCAAGGCGCGGCCCCACGTTCGTAACGCAGAAGATTTGTCAGGCGGTGAAACGGCGCGATCCGGTCATCGAGCTCGGCAACCTCGATGCGAGGCGGGACTGGGGCTGGGCCCCCGACTATGTCCGCGCGATGTGGATGATGCTGCAACGCAGCGGGCCGGGTGACTTCGTGGTCGCGACGGGATCGTCTCGCCGCGTGTCCGACTGGTTTGCGCGCGCATGTGCAGTGGGCGGCCATACACCCGTGATGTCCACCGGCGCCAGACTTACGCGACCCTCCGAGGTGGATCATCTCTGCGGCATCTCGAACCTGCCTGGCTGGTCGCCCACGCACGACTTCGGCGCGATCGTCGAGCGCATGGTGCTCGCGTGAAGCGCGTCATCGTCGGGCACGGCCTCGTAGGTCAGGCGCTCAAGCGCGCGATGCCGGATGCGGAGTGGTGGACGCACGGCCCACGCACCGCGCTTGACCGCTGCGACGAGCTGTACGTGGCAGCGGCTAAGGTTGGCGGTGTCGCGGAGAACAGCGCCAAGCCGGTAGACTTCCTGCGCGACAACGTGCGCAACGGGCTGGACTGGCTGAATTGGGCCTACCGCGCGAATACCCATCGCGTACTCCTATTCGGCTCCGTCTGTATGTACCCACGCAGCGACACCGGCGAGCTCGAGCCTACGAATCGCGCGTACGCGATGGCGAAGCTCTGCATCCTCGAGGCCGCGCGCGCATACCACAAGCAATACGGTACTCGCGTGAGTTACGTCGTACCGACGAATCTCTACGGGCCGGGCGACAAGTCCACGCACGTCATTCCGGAGATCATCGCGAAGATCAGGCGGGCGAAGGAGACAGGCGAACCGCCGAGACTCTACGGCGACGGTTCTGCCGTGCGCGAGTTTCTGCACGTGGACGATCTCGCGCGCGCGTGCATGCAGGTAATGGCATCGGGCTACGCCGGACCGGAACCGATCCACGTCTCGTCTGGCGTTCTCACATCGATACGCGAGGTGGTTGATATGGTGTGCCGAGCAGTCGGTTACGATGGGCTGTTCTGGTGGGGCATGGGTCCGAACGGCGCGCCGTATCGCAAACTGACAACGACGCTCGATGGCTGGTCACCGCGCATCACACTGGAGGAGGGGTTGAGAGAGCTATGCACATCCCGATCGTAATTGCACACGCTGCGTTCGAGGCAGAGCGCGTCGCGCACGTCGAGAAGATGCTGCGCGACATCCCGACTGCGCGCGTCGTGTCTTCGCCCGAACGCGTGCATGCGCGCGTGTGGTTTCGGCGCGTCGTCGAGTCCGTGCGCACCGGACCGTTCTGCATGCTGAGCGATGACGTAGACGTGGCGCCGAACTTCACGGCGCACCTCGACGCCATCTCCGCTGCCGCGCCCGGTCGGCTCGTCGCGCTGCACACGACTGCGCCCGCTGCGCCATCGCTCATCATGTGCGGCGAGCGCTGGCTGTCGTCCTACTGGATGACGGGTCCAGGCATGATCATCCCGGATGCGGACGAGCTCCTCGCGTGGCTCGACAAGCTGCCCTCGTGGATGTGGCACTCGCAGAACGAGGACGGCGTGTTGAATCAGTTCGCGTGGGCGCGCGGCGAGCCGGTGCTGCATTGCCTTCCTGCGATCGTGAAGCACCGCGACGAGATCCCGAGCACGCTCGGGTACGACCATCACCCGATGCGCGTGACCGACGTCTCTTGGGAGCGCTACTCTCTCAACACTCCGCGCACGATGGGCAACGTGCTTGCCGCGACGCCGATTAGCAGCTGGCTCGGGGACTGGCCCGCACCAGAGAAGATGGTCCACGTCGCTTGTCCGTGGATGAGCGAGACGCAGCTCGCGCGCACGCAAGCGGCCATCACGGCGCACGTCGAGCCGGGCGCGGAGCCCCGCGTTGCTTTTGCGACGCCGAGCAAAGGCGGGGCGTATACCGACGAATACGTGGCGTCGCTCTGGAAAACCGCGATGCAGATCCGCAACGGCACGATGACGTGGATCCGCATGCGCTGGCAGAACGAGGCGGTGGACATCATCCGCGCACGCGCACGGTTTCAGGACTTCTTTCTCACGCAGACCGACTGCACGGAGCTACTCTGGGTCGACGACGACATGCAGTGGGAGCCCGCCACTGTCGTCGGCCTCGTGACTGCGTGCCGCGAGGGTAAGGACGTCGTTGGCGCACCGTATCCGCAAAAGGCCGTGCACTGGGAGCGCGTCGAGAAAGCAGTCGCGGCGGGGAGACACCCCGAGACATTCACGAGCAACTATCCGGTGAACATGCTCGCGAAGCCCGAGGGGGATGGGCATTGCTGCACGGTGCATTCGATCGGGATGGGCATGCTCTGCATGTCGCGCCGCGCGGTCGCAGCGATCGCGGACGAAGCAATGGCGCAGCCGGTCGAGTCGGGCGAGTGGTTCTGCGACTACCCGAGCAACAAGAAGATCGCCAACTCGTACGGCTTCAAAGTCGACGCAAGTGGGCAGCTGCTGTCCGATTCGCACACGATCTGCTGGCGCTGGCGTCAGCTCGCCGGGAAGCTGCCGTTCGCAGACGGGCGCGTTTGGATGTACTGCGGCCCGGGATCGCCGGTGAACCACGTCGGTAAGCACGTGTTCCACGGGTATCCGGAAGGCGTGATTGGCGAGGCGGTGACGTGATGGGAACTGTCGATACGATCTCGCACAATACGTGGCCCATTCAGGGGAGATACTTTCGGAAGCGCGTGCGCGTGTGTTTCCACTACGACAGCGTGCACACGATCGGCGGTTTCTGCGTTCGCGACGACGCGGCCGCGCCGTGGCAAACAATCTTCAAGTTGGACAACGGACACTATGTGCTCGCTACCGAGTGTCAGTACACGGTGGACGAATGACTGCGCAAGTGTCCACGCTCGAGATCACAACCATGGCGCAGTGCTCAGTACGCTGCACCATCTGCCCGCAGAATGCGCTCGCGGCCGCGTACAAGGGTCGGCACCGCTTGACCATCGACGGCTTTCATCAGGCGCTTCTCAACACGCCCAAGCACGTGCGCATCCACTTCTCAGGCTTCGTCGAGCCGTGGCTGAATTCGGAGTGCACCACGATGCTCTCGCTCGCGCTGGAGAAAGGCTTTCGCGTCGGAGTGTGGACCACGTGCGTAGGGATGAAGGACTGGGCGCGCGTCGCGAACCTGCTTCTCTGCTTCAAGGCGCACGTCGAGACGGTGTGTGTGCACCTTGCGGACGGCGTGTACATGGCGACGAGTCAGGCTGCGTCAGACACGCGCGGAAGTTTCATCCACGCGCTGCAAGCCGGCGGCATCACGCCGGAGCTGTACAGCATGCGCGACACGTCCACGCACGTCGACCGCGCGGGCCTCGTGCAGATCGGCAAGGCGCCGGTGCGCCACACCGGGCCGATCAAGTGCAGCTACTCCGACGACTACTCGCACAACGTCATACTTCCGAACGGGGACGTTCACTTGTGTTGCATGGATTATGGGCTGAAGCACAAGCTCGGGAATCTGTTTGAGCAGACGTGGCCGGAATTGCGCACGCACGTCATCGACGACATCGCCATTCGTAACCACACGCAGACCGACACCATATGCCGCAAGTGCCACGGGGCGGTGCCGGCATGACCTGGCGCCCTCTCG